ACACCAGGCACTTTCTACGCTATCGTCTAGAAATGTCAGAGCAGGAATATCTAAATGCAGTGTCCAATAAACTATCTGCCATTGTCGGAGATAATCTAAACCTGATCCATGAAAAGCTGGATCAAATACCTCCGCAGAACCTAGCCTACACTCTTTCCGTACTATTCGACAAACTCATGACCATAAACGGCAGACCCACAAACATAACAGCATCTGCCAATGTCAAACTAGGCTCCTCAGATATGACCCCGGATAAAGTACGATCCATCCTAAAAGGTGCAAAGAAAGCTACCCAAGCTCTGCCCAAGGAAGCTTCGAGTGAAAAAGTCATCGAAGTAACGGATGAAACGTAAAGGCTCCCTATACGAGCAAATCTTCTTCACGGAAGCACTATCCCGTAACCTCGAGGTCTTCACCCCCTTGGGTGACTACCTACCACAGGACTGTCTGGTCATGAATCAGGCAGGTAAGGTATTCAAAGTACAAATAAAAGGGACTAAGGATAAAGCAAAGGAATCTAACCGTGCGGGATTTGGCAGATACATGATCACCACCTCTTCGGGTACTTCTAAGAAAATAACCCTCGATTGTACAAAGATCGATGTACTTGCCGCCTATATCGAAGATATCTCCTCCTGGTACATCATCCCATGCCTAGAGGTAAACCAAGCACTTCGCATATCACTCTACGGTCACAACCCAAACTCCAAGGCAAAACTAGAAATATATCAGGAAGCCTGGGACCTCTTCAAACAAACATAACCACACCGTACAGGATTCTGTACAATCACAACCGCTAAGAATACCAGCATGGATCAGCGGGGAAAACGCAGAGGGGAAAGCAAAGGGAAAACCGCAGAGGGAAAAAATTATGCGGGGTGGTTATGATAATATAGAATTAGCGCGGACGAGCGGTGGACCCCCTCCCCCCCCTTGATTTGCTTTACAGGTGTAATGCAAAAGATTTAGCATGTGACTTCAAGTCAATTGCTTTGTTTTAATGCTGATTACCAACGATTTACGCAAATGAATGCCAGAGTTTGCCCGTCAAATGCTAGGTTTCAAGCGGTTTTGTGGTATCAAACGCAAGGCTTTTGCTTGGTTCGCATGACTGCTTAATGCAAGTAACTTGCAATAGTGATTTTATGCTATCGGGTGCAGAAATGCATTTCATTGCATCTGCATTTAGTCTGCATCTGCATTTAGTCTGTATTTCATTTAATCATTCACTTATGCAGTTTTAGCATTTAATTTGATTACTTACTTCAAATGTTTCTGCATTTAATGTGATTATATATTTCATGTATTTATTGCACTCTATCATTGGCAACGCAATCGACTATTTGCGAATGGCCATTCCGGCCATGGAATGGCCCATTTGGCCCGTTATAATAGGTGATGCGTTTACAAGTATTATATAAGGGAAAGTAGAGAAAAAACGGTTTTGTGTTTGACAAGTGTGTATCATGTGTAGTTGTGTGACGTCGTGCGTATTTTTCGTACATAACAAAGAAAATAAAAACTATGAAAACATATTACATATATAAAAGAAACCGTACCGGCGCGGCTTTCCAATTGGGATGGGCTTTTAATAAGAAAGCTTTGAATGAAAAACTTGAACGGTATTCTTTTTGGAAGCAAAACGGGTACGACGTCTTTTTTATTGAAAGGTAAAGACATGAAAACTATTTCACTTCCTAAACTATCCACGCCCGGCAAAATTGATTTAGCGCGGGCCGCACTTGCAAATGATTTGCCATTAATGGCCAAGTTAGTTGCGGCTATTCCTGGAGATCCAAGCGCACGCGGTACGACTAAATATTATGCAACCCGCTTTTTATCCTGGTTTGAAGATCAAAGCGGGCCTTTGTACTTTTCAGTATTTGCAAGTGCGGGTAATATGAAATTGCCATTTTATGCGTTTTCGAGTTTGCCCGGTTTCGATTGTCCGGGTGCTGGTGCTTGTTTGTATGGTGAAAATGAATTCACGCCGGATAACTTTGGCAAGGGCTGGTGTTATTCATTTACCGGCTGGAGATATCCGGCGGCGTTTTTCCGTCAATTGCAAAACTCTATTTTGTTGCGGTCCACAGCGGGCCGGGCAATCGTTGCAAATGAATTTGCGAGTATTCCGGAAGGCCGGACCGTTCGTCTTTATGTAGACGGGGACTTTGCAAACCTGGCAATCTTGCGGTTTTGGATGGAAGCGTGCAAGACAAGGCCGGACCTAGATGTTTACGGGTATTCTAAATCTTGGGAATTATTTCTTACTTTAGACAAACAAGGATATTCTTTCCCGGCAAACTATTTGCTAAATGTTTCGAGCGGGTCCAGGTACAGTTCCACCGTAAAGGAAAAGCTTTTGCAATTGGATTGCACGCGCGGCGAGTTTGTAGCGGTACCGGTTGCAAGAAAATGGATAACTAGCAAGGCCTACCAGGATAAAGGAAATGATGGCTCGAAAGAATACAGGAAAGAGGTTGCAAGCCAATTGAGGAAAGCGGGCCATGATAAGGTTTTCGCTTGTCCGGGAGCGTGCGGCAATTGCATTGCCAAGAAAGAACACGGTTGCGGCACAAACCGTTTGCGCGGTGTTGTCATTGGCATTGGCATTCATGGATAGAAAGGATAATAGAAACGCATGAATAAGGAACAAACACGCGCTTTACTTGGTCAGCTTATAAGCTTGCAAGCCATGATAAGAGAAATGGAAGAAAAAGGCTTTTCCTGGGATACAATTGCCGAGATAAAGCAGGATCTAAATATTATCATAATTGATCTAGAGAAAGCGCTCGACTAGACGCGCTTCTAATCCAAACGAGAAACGCGCTTTTATTTACTTGAATACACTACACATTTATACACATGAATACATTATTTGAACTAATTTTATTTTTCCCCTGGGTTCCGGTTTTCGCAATGATTGCCTGGGATCTCATCCAATACGAGAAAGGCGGGGACCAATGAAACACGCAAAAGACTTATTCCCACAAGCGCTGGCGAACCTACTCGCCCAGTGTGAGGAGGAGGAGAAAGAGAAAGCGCTTGATCCAATTGACCATGAAATGGTCGGAAGGATCCGAGCTAAGCGTAAGAAGCGCGCACACGTGAGACTGACGGAGAAAGAGAAAGTGCAACTAACATTTAACCTATAAAACAAAACAGAAAGAAAAATACTATGAAAAACAACACATCTAACCCATTGAGCAATTGGCTTGATGATAAATTAATCATTGTCGGATTAGACAAATCAAGCGAATCCAAACTAAGGAAAAACTTAGAAGCGGATCTCACTAAGTCTTTTATCAAAGACGCGACTAAGAGAAAGAACAAAGCCTTACAAAAGGAGGACGCATAACATGGAAGCGACAAAAGAGAAACACGCCACATTCACGCCAGGACCTTGGGTTGTTGGCTCAAATGTAACCGCGGGAAACAAGCTTGAGGGATGCTCAATTTTCGCAGAAAAGATTAAGGATCAAATTGGGTGGATGCGGTTTGATCTAGATGAAGAGAACCACGCCAACGCGCGATTGATCGCGGCGGCTCCGGATCTATTGGAGCAATGCAAGCTATTCGAGAAATGTCTAACCTTCTTGATCAATAGCGGGGATAGTGGAGCAGATTTGGAGCGCGACAAACTCCGCGAGGTCCTCGCCAAAGTAGAGGGGGATGAGGGATGAGCGAGTTTAAAGAGAAATACAAATTCAACTTTGAATTTATCGTAGATCATTCACCTGGACTCCCTGATGGAGACCCTCAAGGAACTTGGCATATTACAGAATCCGACATGAGATCAGGGTCTGAGCAATTGATCGTAAAGAAATCCATTGAGTTTCAATTTAATGACGGAACAGAGGTCGAATTATATAATGAAAATGGCACTGAACTTAATGACGAAGCAACTCACGGTACATTTGTAGCCTATGAGCATGGAATACCTCGATGAGCAGTAAAAACGAATCCGACACAATAGCGCGCTTGTGCGTGGGCCTTGTCATCTTTCTGGTGATGAGGTTCGCGCCCAGGGCGTTGGAGTGGTGGAATAAGAGAAATCGTCAAGAAGGCACCTAGGAATCGCTTTGATGGTGAAATCTGTCTAATCTATCATACCCTACCCCTAAAAAGCACGATTTGATGCCTTCCTGAGCTTCTATCGTGCTTTTTTGTGTGTTCATGTCTTCCACTGTAGTCTACCAAGCCTTAGTATCATCCGTATTTCCTAGGTTTGTACCCCAAATCCCTGTATCCTTCTGAAATCCTAGTGTTACATTGAGGTCAGTCTCACCTCCGCGATTCTTAGCCACATGGCAGTTAATGCGATCCATGCTTTCATTCACCTTTTCCTGGACGCTTAGGAGAAACACACAATCCGCATCCTGTTCAATGGACCCTGAGTCCCTAAGATCGGAGAGCATTGGCTTTCTGTTATTGATCTCGCACTGCCTTGACAATTGAGAAAGTGCTAGGATTGGGATCTGCAATTCCATACTCATTTGCTTGAGACTACGAGAAATGGCTGTGATCTCCTGCACTCTCGAGTCATAACCCGGTGCGGAGAGTAATTGCAGGTAATCAATCACCGCCAGCCCGACACCTCCTTTCACTCGCTCCTGGGCTAGGAAGGCGCGGAAAGAGTCAAGTGTAGCCTTGTTATCATCTTTGAAGGTGATAGGCCATCCTTGCATCCTCTTGGTACTCTCCTCGAGCTTCTTGCGGTGCGCTGGTAGTAAGCCTCCTTTCATTCTTGGCTTGGCAACGCCTGACTCGCGGGAGAGAAGTCTTCCTGCACACTCACCCGCTGACATTTCAAGGGATGCATAACTTGCACGGAGGCCACGCTTTGCGATCTCATGGGAGAAATGTATAGCCAATGCACTCTT